TTCTTGCGCTGTTTGCGGCGCTGACCTTGGTTCTGAAAGTCGTAGACAACCAACTATAAATGCTGAACCAATACAATGTCCGAATTGTGATAGCGTAGCGCCGCCGATTACGGATACTTTCGAAGAATCAGTTCCAGTAATTAAACAATACGTTCAGAAGCCTAAGCCTAGGCCATGTATCGAATTATATTCGGGTTTAAACGTGATGGTTCCTCATCACGTAAGAACTCAAGAAGAATGTGGATTCCTAGTTCTATATACTGAAGCTGACGAAGCGTTCTCACAAGAAATCGCTGGAGAAGATTTCGAAGATAAGATAACTGGTGATTCTAAGATTAGTGGAACTAGTGATACTGGTGAGTATGATAGATGGGCGAGGACTGAAACTGGTTGGCAGAGTGATAACGAGACTAAACTAGTAACTTGGCGCCGCGTGTGGTTCAGACCATGGATGTATAATCGTTTTGAAAAAGATCTTAGAAAGAAACTTAAGAAGTTAGCACCACGAGGACTATATTTCTTAGTAATGAATGATACATTCATCGAAGCAGATAGCGAATCGATGGATGATTGTTGGGTAGTTTCTGAATCACCAATTAGTAGTCATATTCATACTGAGCCGATAGGCGCTGCACTTAAACCTATTCAGGATATTTACTCAGAAATTCTAACATTCCAGTTACAGAGTTTAGAATATAGTATTCCTGATACCTTCGCAGATCCAGCAGTAATGGATTTTCCGAGTTATGAACAATCGCGCGCCGCGCATGGAACAATCTATCCAATTAAGGCAATGCCATCTGGTGGCGTAGGATTGGACAATGCATTCACAACACTCAAGACCAGTAACTATGCTCGCGAAAGTGAAGAATTTAAACGTAGTGTTTCACAAGATGGTCAGTTTGTTGTGGGTAGTTTTCCGAGCATATATGGTGGGCCATCACAGGGCGGCAGTAAAACGTACGCGGAATATGCAGCTTCCCGCTCTCAGGCGTTACAGAGACTATCAATAATCTGGAAACTATATAGTTATTTCTGGGCTAAGACGATGGAAATTTCAGTGAAGATTTTCATCGAGAATATGAAGGAAGATGAAAAGTTCACTCAGAAACAAGGTGATCGTTTCATCAATATTTGGATTCGTAAGTCTGAAATGGCTGGTCAGGTTGGACGAGTAGAACCAGAAACTGCTAATACATTTCCAATGTCATGGGCGCAGAAACATGATGCGCTCATCAAACTTCTGGAAATGCAGAATCCAAATATTGAAGCTGTTGTTACACATCCAGAAAATACAGCAACAGTCGCAAAGTATCTCGGATTCAGTGAGCTATATATTCCCGGTGAAGATGATAGAAATAAACAGCTTGAAGAAATTAATCATATTCTTGAGGGTCTACCAGTTGAAATTGATCCAGACTTGGATAATCATTCGATTGAATTTGAAACAGTCCAAGCATGGTGCAAGTCTGATCATGGACGTGATACTCGTATTAGAATGCCTGAGCAGTATATGGAAATAAAGAATCATGGTGCTTTGCATAAGCAAATCATGGATCAGCAAATGATGCAACAACAGATGGCTGCACAAGCATCAAAAGGATTATAAAATGGCACGTAGACAGCTACAATTAATTTCTGCTGGCGCTACCGCTGCTGAAGGCAAAATGGGACCAGAAGATGGTCTTAGTAATGCTAGATCGATGGCGATATTCGTAGAATTTGGCGCAGGCACTAGCGCAGGTTCAGTCGTAATAGAAGCAGCACATAGTAAAAGTTACGCAGGAACATGGGCAAACCTAGCAACTATTGCATGGGCTGCTGCTAGTCGTGTTCATCAAGCATATATTCCTGGTCCACAAATTGCTATTCGTGTTAGAGTAGTATCTGTAACCGGCGGAACTGTTAATGCTCACGCCGTTTCGATGGATTGAGGTGTGAAATGGAATTGAAGGATTTTCAATCAGCAATTGATAATGTTAAAGCTCGTCGTGATGAAGTGGACCGATTAGAGAAACAGCTTGCTGGTGCAAATGTAGAATATCAAAATGCAGTTAAACAAGTAACTGAGATGCGCGAACAGTTTAATCAGGAATTAGATAAGAAACTTGAAGGAGTGATGCCTGAAAATGCGCAGAAGCATGTTCGTATGTCTTAGTATTTTACTATTAGGAAATACGATAGATGGACAGGTAATTGTTGGAGGCAGAAGTCCTCAATTACCTGAAACTTTAGGTCCAAATGGTGGATTAAAAGTTGAATGTATTGCAGGAACTTGTACTGGTAGCGGTGGTGCCGCTACTACAGTCGTAGCTAATCAAGGTGCATTAGATATTACAATGCAACCCTGGGAATTTAAGTTATCTGTTGTAGATCCTAGTGTTCAATTACAGGTTACAGGACTGCTCACAAGTAATATTCAAGACTCAGGCGGTAATTCTATTACATCAACTAGTAGTGCGCCAGATGTAAATGACTGGGGATTAGTTACTAGAAATATTCCATTTGGTACTCAATCGGTTAGTCAGTCAGGAACTTGGAATGTTGGGCAATCAGGAACGTGGACAATTAGTAATACTGGCTTTAATGTTTCCAATTTTCCCACAACGGCAACTACTAATGCCGTATCAGTTAGATGTGTTAATACCGCTGGCAATGCTTTTGAATCGTGTGCGGGTGGAGGCGGGGCTGGCTCGGACGTTAATATAGTTTCTGTTGGTGGTAATGCAGTTACTACTACTGTTCCTGTATCAGGTTCTGTATCAGTTAGTAATTTTCCGGCAACACAACCTGTTTCATTATCATCCTTACCCGCACTAGCAGCAGGAACCAATAATATAGGCGATGTTGATGTATTATCGCTTCCCGCTCTGCCTGCTGGGTCCAATGCTATTGGTAGTATTACCAATACTGCTTTCGGTATTACTGGTGCTATTCCTGCTGGGACTAATAATATCGGTGACGTTGACGTTCTATCATTACCTGCTTTACCTGCTGGCACCAATAATATTGGGGATGTAGATGTACTATCCCTTCCTGCTATTGCTATTACCAATACTGGTTTTAATGTTACCGGTTCATTACCAGCTGGTACTAATAATATCGGTGATGTGGATATTGCCTCAGTTCCTGCGATAACAAAAGGAACACAAGGTTCAACTGGAATTAATGTTCAAGAATTAAAAGATTCAGGTCGAACTGCAGTATCATTAAGTTTTACTACTACTGCGCCGACGACGACTGATACAGTCGTAACAACTTTAGTTAAGAATAGTGCTGGAACGGCAGCGGCAGGCGCGCAATCAATTACTGCTGCTGGTGGTAAAATATTCAGAATTACTGCATTAACAGCACAAATACGAACTACTACAGCAGCATTACCATGGTCATTGGTTGTATTTCGTATGAGTAGTACTACCACATGCACGGCAGCATCAAGTGTGGTAGCATATCTAACAATGGGTGGAACTGCTGCTACCGCCGGAAACGTAGGTCAAATAGCTCATACGATTTCCGATGGATGGGAGTTAGCATCTGGTGGTTCATTTTGTATTTCAGTTAGTGGCAATGTGAATACAAACGTGTTAACTTTCAGCGCACAAGGATTTGAGTACTAACATGGATATCAAGTTATTGCTCGTATTAGTTTCATTCATTTTCTTACTGATAGCTAGTTTTACTAGCTTCGGTAGGGTGAATGTTGGATGGCTTGGTTTAGCGTTTTTTGTTGCATCGTTTCTAGTTCAGTGAGGAGAATAAGAAAATGGCTGAAACTAAAAATCCTTTCGAACCTACGCCTGCTGGTACTAGTCCACTAGGAACTCCAATGGAACATAAGGAAACTAGCAAACCTATTGCTGGTCCCATTCCTGATGCTCAGAATCCTGATACCAATGCTAATGTTGGTGAAAATAAGGTTAATCTGACTTCTAGGACTGCTGTAGAATTTGGTGCTGCTACTAGTCCTCAGAATAAACCAAATTGGCCAGCGCCGCTCGATCCTTCTAAGTTTGGTGGTCAGGAAACTAGAACACCTAGTGCTACAGCAAATCCTACAAGTCCAGAAGTTCCACCAGCGCAGGACAATTATAATCCGAATCCTGTCACAGCTGGTAGCGCAGAAGATGTGAAAATGTCTGCTGGTGAATATAAAGGTGATGTTAAGACCGGTATGTTCATCAAAGTTTCACCTCTGAATGCTGCTGATGATGATTTCGTAGTTGGTAGAGTTACTGGATTGGATGTTAGTGGTCTAGGTCGAATGGTTTACATTGATGAAAGTTATGAATTGAAAATTGCAAGTTTTCATGCAGATGATGCTGAAATCTTGTATGAAGTTCCAGAGGAAAAACAGGGTAAGAAAGTTTTCATCAATGATGACCAGACGTATGATGCTAGAGAACTTCGTATGGAACGTCCGAGAAATGAAAAACAGCCAGTTGAGAAGCAGAGAGTTTTGACTGAACAGACTGCCAAGTCTCAGTTTAACAAAAATTTGACAACTCGATAAGGTGACTTATGTATATTAAAGATATTGAACGATGGATTAGAGGTCCATACTATAGTCCTGAAGGTAATTCAGGAACTGGTGGAAGTGATAATAGAGGAACAGAAGCTGATGCCGATTTATTGGCAGAAGGTGAGGACGACGATAAAAAAGAAGAAAATAAAATAGATAACGACGACGATGATTTCAAAGACGATTCCAAAGACAATAAGAAGCGCGAGTCGAAGGATAAAACAGATTCGGAACGAGAAGAATCTGATAATAAGGATGATGAAAGAAAGTTTGGAGAAGAATTCGATGAAGAAAAAGGCGACGACGATGAAGATGAGGATAACAAGGAATTCGATAAAGAAGAAGAACTCGATGAAGAAGAAAAAGAAGTAGAAAACGAGTTCACAGTTAGAGCATTAAAGAAAGAATTTCCAAACATCTTCAAGAAATTTCCTGAAGTTAAGGAAGCTATTTTTAGAGAACGAGCCTTTACGAAGATATTTGGCAGTGTTGAAGAAGCAGAAGATGCTGCCTCTAAATCACAGTATTTAGACGAAATTTCTCAAGATATATTCGAAGGAAAGTCTGAGAATCTTCTCAAATCTCTGAAGAAGAACTCTGAAGAAAGTCTCAAGATATTTGCTAGTGGATTTTTACCAGAACTTTATAAAACAGATAAAGAATTATATCATGAAATTACTGATCATGCGCTTAATCAAATGTTGCATGTTGTAAATGCAAATGCCATGAAAAATGGCAATAAGAATCTTGCAATGGCTGTTAAGTATATCAGTCAATTCGTATTTGGTGAAGCAGAACTACCAGAACTAAAGCAATTAAATAAGCCAGTTGAAAAAAGTGAAGCTGAGAAAAAACTGGAAGAACGTGAGCGTAGTTATGAAAAACAGAAGTATTCCGAATTCGAGGATTCGGTACATTCCCGTGCTAGAACGAAGCTAGAAGCTCTAATTAAAGAAGGTTTTGCTGACGATAAGACCATGACCGATTTTGTCAAGGATGCTATTACTGACAAAATCATCGATCAAGTCGGAACAACTATCGCGAAAGATAAATTCTTCCAGTCACAATTAGCATCTCTATGGAAAAAGGCTGTACGAGAAGGTTATACAGGTGAGGCAAAGTCTAGGATAATTTCCGCTTACCTAGCGCGGGCCAAAAAGATTGTTCCTTCTGTACGCGCTGAAGTTCGTAGAAGTGCATCAGGTAAATATTCGAATAATAATGAAAATGAAAATGGTAAGAGACAGGGAACGTCCACTGGATCTGGTAAACGTGGTAGCACGTTACCAACTGATCCTAGGAAGATACCTGCCAGCATGACTGATGAGCAAATCCTAGAAGCTGACTAGGAGTAGTAAAATGCCAATGGTAGAAGCAGATGTTGTAGCTAATGAGTTGGAAAGAACTCATCCAAAGCTACAGCTTCTATTTGAACGAGAAGCTACTTTTTATTCAAAAGTAATTCTCAAACGGCCTGCTGAGGAAATTTCTTCTAGAGATTTTAGAATCTCATTGGAAATTCGGCCTGGTGGTAGATTTGGACATTTCAACCCAGATGGTGGCGGTCTGGGACGAGGCGATGGTCCGAAATTTGATAAGGCGATCGTTCCAGCAGCCTATGTTAAAATGGGCGTGGAATGGACGCGCAAATCAGATTGGTCTACTGATACCAAGAAGAAAGCTATTCTGAGCACATTCCGCCATCTAGTTAGTGTTAGCATGGCGGAATTCAGACACTATTACGAAGCACTCTGTATGACTGCTGGTAATGGTGTTCTTGGAACTGTTACTAGCGTATCGACTGCCGCTAACAAAGATACGCTCGTAATGAATACTGATGGATTTGATGTTAGGCTCCTCAGGTACGGCCAGTTTGTATCAGTTTATGCGAGTGATTTGCTTACGCGCAGAACGCATACACTTGGTAGTTCATTGAATGGTGAAGCACCTATTGATTTGTATGATCAATCTGCCTTCACTATTCGTGTTGATGGAACGACTGGTGCAACTGTCGCAGGTGACAAAGTTGTAGTTTCTGGTCTTACTGCAACTCCACCTGTTAGCGTGCTAGGCGTAGCCTATCATCATTCTGATGCTTCTACGGGTTCGTGGCTAGGACTCGATAGAGCAACTAATCCTGAAGTTCGCGCGAATAAAGTTTCAGGCGCGGCAGGATTCAGTTTACCAATGGTTCGCCTGATGCTTAATAAAACAGGCGTACGACTTGGTAAAGAGCAAATGAAGGGTGTTGAAATTTGGACACATCCTGCTCAAGCGGCGATGTATGAGGAAATGGGACAGCTTATTACTAGCATCAATACTACTACTGGTGCTGGTAAGTCTCTCGATTTGTTCTATGGCGATAAGATGCAAATGGCGGGCGCGCCACTTGAAACATCGTTCAAATGGGATAAAACTCGTTTGGATGCTATCGTCAAGTCCAATTGGGGACGTACTGAAGTTGTTCCTACAGGATATTACACCGATAAACAGGGTAGGAAATTCTTTGAGATTCGCAGCAGTGACGGTGGTGTCGCTGCAGCGGATATTTTCTACATTGTGAATGGTGGAAATATCTACGTGCTGAATCCTGGACTGGAAGGCTATATTGATGGTCTGCCGGTTCCAACTGGTTACTAATATTTCGTACAGTCCTTAGCATAGGGCCACCGCACTATAGCAACAGGACATACGAAATCGAGTTTCCGGTCTCGTTAAAAACCGGACTTCATAATAATATGCTTACTGCATCAGATTTAAATGATCACCTTAGAATGAAGTGGGGCTATGATCTTAATGGAATGGCTCGATTTAGAGTAGTATTTAGTGATCATGAGAAAGAACTAGATGGAGTAACACCAAAATATAGTTATATTAGTGAAAGATGGTTGTTAGAAAAGTATTTTCCTGAAATGCGAGAATACTGTGCAATCTGGACATTCTCAATCAATGGAAACTATGTATTTCCCCAAATAGAATGGTGCGATCAACTTTGCTACATTGCTATGGCAGATCCTAAAGATAAGAAACGGGATATGCAAGCAATGGAAAAAGAAGATTTAGAAAGGTTTCTAAAAACTGCTGATAATCTATTGGAAGTCGGAGATGGTGTCTCTGACATGAAGAATCAGAAAGTGAACTTCGTTCGTCCTATGTTTCTAAATCTGGATTTTGAGATTAATGGTAAAGGAAAAAGAAAATGAGTGAACAAGGATTTCGTGATATCACTACTGTAGTTTCAATTCTTCCATATCGTTTGCCGATTGAGAAAATTACAGTATTTCCAGGAGTTTACACGTTAGAAGCTGCCGAAGAAGGTAAATTTACCTATATTCATGTGACGCGCGCTCGCACTGATCGCTATCTCGGTGGGCCTAGTAATAATGGAATGGTATCACTTCCTATATTGAGCGAGGAAGTTGCCGATTCAATTGTTAAAGATCATATTCGTGCTTGTATTTCTGTAGTGCCAGGACATGCTGAGCCTGGTCTATTCTCATTACCTAATCAAATTGAACCTCCTGTTATTGCAGTATCAGAAAAACTGATTATTGCTAGACAACGTCAAAAACAATGGTTCATTCAGATTGTAGAACAAGCTGAATCTGATTGGAAACGTACTGGTAGTGCTCGCGCTGTTGGACAACTTGCGCGTGTTGCTGCTAAACGTCTAGGACTACAATTTGATTGGACCACTGAAGAAAATGTGCGTGAACAAGAGATTAACAAATGTCCAGTCTGCATGGCTATTGTCAATCCCACAGCCATTGTTTGTATGAATTGTAAGTATATTCTTAACAATGAGAAGTATGACAAGCTGAAAAATAATTTTGCAAATGCTGTAACTCAATAGTGAGTTTAAAATGGACACAGTTCCAGACATTGCTGATCGCGCACGCGCACATCTAAATGATCAGGAAGATCAAGTATTCCATACTAGTCTTCTTCTGGAATTTATCAATGATGCCTTTGAAGAAATTCAGGAGGAACTAACTTTAAGAAATACTCCTGCGCTTCAAGAAATTACCGCATCAGTTCCAGTCACGGCCAATACCAATACAACTATTAACAGAATTCAGATTCCAGACCTATTCTATCCATTGTCACTACAGGAATTTCCTACAGGAAGTAGTGAAGATCCTACTGACATGACTAGAATGGAATGGGATAGCGATATAGACCCTAGTGAAAAGATTCTATATTGGAATTGGCGCGAGGGCGAGATTAAGATTCCTCAAGTTACACAAAATACGTCAGTTTTAGTCAAATATAATAGATTCTATCTACAACTTGATTCAGATGATTCTATTCTATTGATTGGAGCTAAACGATTCCTAGGATATCGTACAGCAGAATTAGCAGCTGGTTCTGTCGGTGGTAGAGCAGACTTAGTAGAATATTTAAGAGGTAAGGCTGATTCTGCTAAAGATTTGTTTCTATCTAATTCTGTTAAACAAATTGCTAAATTTGGTGTTCGCCGTCGTCCATTCCGACGAATGTATGTCACCTAAGATTAAGGAGTAGAAGATGCCAACAGGAATTCTCAAGAATATTCTTGCATCACGTAAAGTAGCAGCACAACTTAGTGCAGCGCCAGTCCATTCAGCAGAAGTAGAATTTCGTGAAAATGGTGCTGGAACATATTCAGGAAGTGTAACTGTTCCTGCTGGTGCAACACTTCTAGATGTTCTTGTTCATGCTGTTGCATTGTGGGCTGCTGCTACATCAGCTACTATGATCGTTGGTGATGCTACTGATGATGATGGTATCTATGTAGGAGTAAATCTTAAGGCTACTGATCTTCTAGCAGGTGAAAGTTTATCATTTGCGCAAAGCGGTGGCAAAGCGGGCGCGGATAATATCGGCACCAATACGCATTGGGGGCGCAGATATTCAGCAGTTGATCGTGTTATCACTGGTAAGATTACATCAGTAGGAGCCGGAACTGCTGGTCGTACTCGTATGACCGTAGTTTATACCATGCCGCTTGGTGCTGCTAAGGTTGTGACTCGATAACATGGAACCAATCGTAAATTTTAAGGGAACATTTTCTAGAGGAACTGAAGATACTACGCCAGAGGACCATTTTTTAGATTCATTAAATGTAGAATTTCCATTCGGAGGCGTTGATACTCGTAAAGGAATGGATTTAGATCTTACATTAGCTAATATACGTCGTTCAGTTCTGTATAAAAGGCCAAATGAATCGCCAAGGCGATTAATTTTGACTGATGGTGGAAACCTATACGATAGTACAAGTTTAAGTTCGCCAATTATCACCATACCAGGAATGACAGATTTTAGTGCTGCGTTCTTTTACGGGCGCGCCTATATCAGTCCGCATGATGGAACTAAAGGATTATTGAATGAAACTGTGAGAGTCTATGATGGTACTACTGCAAGAGTAGCAGCGGGCGCTAAACCTACTGGCAGTATGACTGTTGCACTAGGACCATCATCAGGCAAATTAGAACCTGGTACGCATCTATTTGCTATTGTAATAGAATCACCAAGTGGTCACTTAAGTAAGCCTGGACCAGATATATTTCCATCTCTATTAGTCGAGACTGGAAATAATCAGGCATTTCTAAGTGGTATGCCGTTAGGACCATCAGGAACTCCGCGGCGCAGGATAATCGGAACTAGAGCTATTCAGAATTATGATGGAAATCAGTTTGCGCAAGAATGGTTCTTTCTGCCTGATGGAGTAATTGAAGATAATACAACTGTTGATAATTTTCTTGTAAACTTCTATGATTCTGAACTTCAAGATAGTGCTGATTACTTATTTGATATTCGAGAGACTATTCCAGCAGGATTAGTTATCAGTAGCTATAAAGGTAAAATGATTGTTGGTAATACAAATGAAGATAGAAATATTCTACTAGTCAGTAAAACTAACGAACCTGAAACATTCGACCTTGCTGATGATATTATTACAGTAGATCCCACTGAAGCTAGTGGCGTAACAAATGTTAACGAACATCATGGTGCCTTAATCATTAATAAATCGTTCAGGTCTTATACTACTAGTGATAATGGTTCTGAACCTAGCACCTGGGAAGTACTACCATTCGATAAGTCAATTGGAACTGAAGTTCATGGAGTTGGAACAATACTTGATGCTAATGGTGTTAATATCGATAGGATGATGATAGCTTCACGAGTCGGTCTGGTAATGTATGATGGAACTTTTAGAGAACCAGAATTAACATTTAAGATTGATAATATTTGGAAACGAATTAATAAGGATGCATTTAACACAGTTGAAGTCGCTGTCAATCCTATTGATAAAGAAATATTCATTGCAGCACCTCTTGACGAAGCTACAATGCCTAGTCATATTATCTATGGTAATTATGCTGATGGATTATCCTATGAACATATCAAATGGACTCTATGGAATTTTTTCTTTGATCCTACAACTATTGTAGTTGATTTAGTTAATAATAAACCAGTTCTTAAAGTTGGAAGTCATGATGGAAATTTCTTCAAGAAATCTACTACAAGTCTGAATGATGATAGTCATGCTATCGATTCTTACATTGAATCAGCATTGCTACCTCAATCTCATGATGGTATGATTCGCCATTATAATTGGTTCCGAGCAAAGATAATCGGCTCAGGCAATGTCGAAGTAACTGCTAAAGGTAGGAACAATACCAATACTCAAACATACAATGAATTTGCATTAGCAAGTAATGGACTAGATACTACTCGAAAATTGAACTTTGTAGGTGAAAGATGTTCTGTAAAATTGAGAGTAGATAATATTAATGAATGGTTTAAGATTAATTCGTTCATACTTAATCATTCTGATAAATGGAGTTTTCATCCTCAGTAATTCTTGATGCCTACTGACAATACAGTTAAGGGATTAATTCAAAGAATAAAGCCAGTTAATCCTGCGCTTTACGAAGTTCTCAATCGCTTCGCTACTCAACTCAATTCTCTGGATAAAACTATCAATGAAGTGCGGTCTGAAATCGCAGTGGTTCCTGTTACGGGACTTGCTATTGCTCCTGATGTTGTCGTTTTTAATTACACTATCTCGCGCCGAAATATCAGATTAACATGGGAGCAGCCTGATCCTTCTATCATGTCATATGAGTTACGATATGGCATTGATTGGGATACTGCTGAACGTGTTCTCATAACTAGTACTACGAGCGCAGTATTTGATCCATTACCAATAGGAAGTCATACATATCTGATTAAAGGTATTGATTCTCTAGGTAATGTTTCTTCCACTGCCAAATCTTTAACCTTTAACATTGTAGGGCCAGGAACAGTTAATATTACTTCTCAAACATTCGGAAGCAATGTTCTGTTGTACTGGTCAGAACCAACTACAGAATTTGATATAAACTATTATGTTATTGAAAAAGGTGGAATCGAGCTTGCACGTTTTACAGGTACTTTTGCAAACTTGCTTGAACTCTCGGGTGGCACGTTTGATTATACTATTTATGCTGTTGATATTGCTGGGAACGTTGGCGCTGAGAATACAATTACCGTAACTGTAGCATCGCCAACGGATTTTGAACTTCAGGATGAACTTGTTAGCTCATTCACTGGCACTAAAGTTAATTGTATTGTTGATGGTGATAGACTTATCGCGCCGGTCGATACTGCTAAAACATGGGCAACTCATTTTAGCAGTCAAGGTTGGAATACTATTCAGGATCAAATAGATGATGGGTATCCTCTATACATACAGCCAGTTCCGCTCACGGCGTCGTATGAGGAAACTTTCGATTTCGGTACCATCTATACAAATACTGTGGTTAATGTTAGTTATTTGTCTCATGTTTTATTTGGTTCTGTCGTAATTTCTGTTGAACTAGAGTTTTCAGACGATAACGTAACATATACTAGTCCTGTTACTGCTCTTGTTACTTTTGTGGAAAGCGTCAGATATGTTCGAGCAACTATAAACTTCACGGCAGCTGATGATAATTCATTGATGGAATTTTATGAATTTAGAATTACTATCAATGTTCATCGTGAAGTTGATTCTGGCTATGATATTGCTGTTAGTTCTGACACTGATGGTACTGAATTTCTTTTTAATAAAGCATTTAAGGATGTTGATAGTATTACCCTTACTACTGATACAACTGAGCCTGTTATCGCTATATATGAATTTGATGATATTCCTAATCCTAGTTCATTTTTTGTAAAAGCATTCGATTCTTCAGGCAAGAGAATTACATATCCTGTGAGCTGGAAGGCTCGTGGAATCATCTAGTGCATATTCGATATAATGAAACTAATGATTTATGGGAATATCTTGTAAGTGTTGGTCCTGAAGTATGGTCCACGCTGCCGATAAAAGGCGAACAAATATCAGGCGGTGTAATCAGTGTAGATGGTGTTAAGTTTCCAGCAACTCAAGTAGCAAGTAGCAATGTTAATACTCAAGATGATTATGAAGAAGGTGATTGTACTCCTGTAATTGGTGGTGCTGGTGGAACAACTGGTCAGACGTATTCAATTCAGTATGGTAAATATATTAAAAAAGGCAAATCGGTTGAAGTTCAGATATACGCTGTTTTAACTGCAAAAGGAACTATTACGGGCGCGGTTCAAATCCAAGGATTACCATTTGTTTCAGAGAACGTTACTAATGGATTTGCGATATGTTCAGTATGGTGGGCGGCGCTCGCTACAACGTGGGTATATTTAACAGGACTATTAGCAGCTAATGCTTCAGTAATTGGATTAGTAGGAACAGCAGCGGCTGGTGCTAGTTCGAACACAGCACTTGCAACAGCAGATATAGCCAATAACACACAGTTCATGATTAGTATTAAATACAGGTCAGCAAACTAATGGCACTCACTGAAACTACAACATTCTTCATTGGAATATTTAACGACGGATTAATTGAATTCCGTCGCACTAGAACTGTTTATGATGGAACTGAAATATTAGCTGAAAAACATAATAGAGTTGTTCTAGAACCCGGTCAAGATGTAACTCAGTATCCAAATAAACTACGTCAGATTACTCAAGTAGTCTGGACACCACAAGTCATAGCAGATTATAAAGCAGCTAAAGATGCGAATACTATTCGAATCTAACAAATTAATAATCGAAGATGATGAAACTACTATTAGTAGATTAGAGCGAATTCATCAGAATTGGCCTAAGCTAATCGAGGAATATATACATATGATCATTCGTAATCGTGAAAGGCAATTAGATCGTATAGAAGTTACGAATGAACTTCGTATTCGAAAAGAGAAGAAATAATGCCTGGCGGCGCTAATTGGAATAATCCAACAACTACGCGCAATTATGCGACTGAAGTTCTACCAGATATTAAGACTCGTGATGAAGATGCGTTAACGCTTTTAGGCGGAACTGCGCCTACTAACATTCCTGTAGGCGCAATTAAATATAATCGTGCTAATGAACAATTACAAGAATGGGATGGGGCTGCATTTGTTACTAAGAAATGGGCTGTATTATCTGGTGGAACTGGCGCTACTGATGCTGCTGGCGCGCGCACTAATCTTGGAATTGGCACTCTTGGAACTCAGAATTCGAATGCTATATCAGTAACTGGTGGAAGCATTACTGGATTAACTGCATTTAGTACTAGCGGCGATGGGACTATTTCTGGTAAATTAGCAGTTAATAGTAGCGCTGCTGATGCTCTAGATGTTGCGGGTGGAATTAAAGCTGGTAGTGGAAATGTTGGAATCATTGGAACAGATGGTAGAATTCCAGCACTAACTTCTACATACTTTGCTGATCTTTCAGCATTAGCACCTAGTGTAATATTTCCTGGTGCTATCATTATGTCTGATACTGCATGTCCTGCAGGTTGGACTAGAGTGGCTGCACTCGATAGTAGATTTCCTGTTGGTTGGACTGTATATGGTGCTACTGGTGGAACTATTAGTCATTCCCATGTGGTAGCATCACATACTCACTCGATGCCAGCTGGTACTGCTGCAGCAAATACTGATCATACTCATGCTTATTCAGGAAATACTGGTATTGAATCTTCAGATATGTTAAAGGGATTAGTAAATGGTGGAGATGCAAATAATTTTCCAAATGTTAGTCATACTCATGCTTATAGTGGAAACACTGGAGCAATGAGTGCAAATGCTTCACATAGTCATACTATTGGTGGAAGTTCGGGCGCTGCTACTCCAGGTACTGATACTGTAGTTCACGTACCACCATATCTTCAGGTTATATTTTGTCGTAAGGACTAATATGCCTGGAATATTTGATGTAAAGAAATTAGCTGCTGAGAATTCCTTAAGGGATGAAATACCATATGAAATAAAGATTCCTAAAGAATATGGTCAGGAGCGCCAGAATCCCTGGGAAAATGCAATAGCAGGTAGACTTGTTGATGCAATTTCTACTGGACATTTCTTAAACAAGACCGTACTAGGCGAATCTAATCCAACATTAAATTGGATGGGTCGTGATCCTAAAAAGATAGTTCCTGGACTTATTGCTACTGATTTAGCTGCGGTTCCTATTCTTAAAATGATTGAAAGAAAGAAGCCTAAACTTGCCAATGCATTATTAAAAGGATTAGGTGGATTTGGAACCTATAGGGGTATGTTGAATTACAAGCATGAAAAAGGTAACGAGAATATTCGGAATGAAGAATACTTGTCTAGACAAAATAGAAGTAAACAATTAAGGAGTAATAAATGATTACGCTAGAATTAGATCAAATGAAATTTGAATTCATTTACGAAGGATTCATTATTGGTGGTTCATTAGAACGTAGTAAGGGATTAATTTCAATTAGACGAGAATTGAAAATTCTCGATAAACTTGAGGAAATTTCTGAACCATTTCCATGTGGTAAGAAGTTTACTGATATTGAAGCGAAGCGACGCCTGAAGAATGATAGTGAAAAATTAACAATAGAAGATGACGAACTTAATCTAATAAAAAGATATCTTGGAATTGTACCTTGGACAACAGGTCAGCCTGCTCGTAACTTTATGAAAGTATATAATTGGATTGAACAGGTGGAGAATGATAGTCAGAAAATACAAGCCTGAAGATGCTATTCAGATTCAAGAAATCTATGATAAGCATCATCATGGTCAGTTTGGCATACCCAAATTAGACTTTGTTATTAGCAGCTGTGTAGTTGAAGCTAATGATAAAATTGTAGGATTTGGTGCACTTGAAAGATTTCTTGAAGGAACTCTAATTCTAGACTTGAGTTTGCCTTTAAAAGAGAAACTAGAGATACTAGGCCATGTAATTGATAGTGGCAAAATAGCAGCTAGACTTGCTGGATATGAACGATTCTATGCTTTTCCTTCACCAAACAAATTTGCTCATCTGCTATCTAAACATTTTGATTTTAAGGCGTGCGATGACATTTATCACCTTGAGGTCAAATAATGTCTAACAAAGAAGCTAAGAAAACTACTAGCATCATAGACCAGGATCGTGCGCGCGCTGGTACTGAACATGGTCAGGATAGACCATATATTCAATCAGCAATAAATAGAGAAACTCCATTCTCAACAGGATTACGAGATGAAATCTTAGGTGGATATCGTAATCTTGCTGGTGGTAGAGATGTCGCTGGTAATGCAATATCTGGATTCGGCGGCGCTGGTTCATATGCACCTAAGCTAATTGGACTTGACCCATCATTAGGAAATTTAGAAGGTCGATACAATACGCTATCAGGTGGATTAGATCGCGCGCTACCAGGTTATGAGGAATTCGCTAAAACTGGTGGAATATCTGATGCTGATCGTTCCAATATACGTTCAAGAGGCGCAGAAACAGGCTCAGCAATCTTTGGAAATTTACGAAATGAAATGGCTCGTCGCGGTGCTGTTACTGGTGGATATAATCCTGGTGGTAGCGCATCTATGGCACGATTGGCGCGTGAACAAGGAATAGCTGCTGGTAAATCTGCTAGAGATACTGAATTAGATATTAGTGATAGAGTTCGCTCAGGACGTATGGCAGGTTTAGGTGGAATGAAAGAAATTGGTAGTATGGGATATGGTGGAATATCCGATATTGCTAATACTCGTCAGAGAATTCTAGAACAGAATGCTGCTGAAGAAAATGCTGCTGCGCGCCATAATGCGTCTGCTCGTGGTGGTTCTGCAGAAGCTCTAATGCGTATGCAACTACAGGGATTAGGTGGACTACAGGATATGTATGGAGCTTCACCTGGTGAACTGAGTAGGTATGATGAAATGTTGCTACGTGAACGTGGTCTAACTGATGATACAATGAGCGGTAATATTCGTAACCGTACGGCAAATGTTGGTCAAGAAACTAGTGCATGGGATCGTGCTATGCAAGGTGTCGGTGCTGCTGCTGGTTTAGGTTCTGCATTTATGCCACTGTATCGTCGTAGACCTGGTGCTGTAGGATAAAATAATGGCATCAAGAATTCCACGATTCACAACTCCATTTAGGAACGAGTTTGAAGAATATGAACCTATTTCTTCTACTCGTCCTAAACGAGCCAGATATCAAGATCCTAACGCTGAGCGTGGCGCCGCTGATTATCGTTCTGAAATAGATAAACTCTATGGCACTGGTGAAGCCATGGAGAAATTCTATTCACATGTTCAGAATGTACCACGTCAAGAAGATTATGGTCCTGGTATTCTTGGTAGAATTACAGCTGGTTTAGCTGGTGTTAGTTCTGGTTGGCAACAAGGTGCGGGCGCTGGTATTAAAACTTCGCAAGCAGTTCTTAGACGACCATATGAACAGGCAGTAGAAGAATATGAAATGAAAGGTCAAGGATTAAAAGCGGCAGCTGATATTGAACAAGCTAGAGATGCTAAAAGAGTTCAATACTTTGAGACATTAAGAAAATTTGATAAAGACGAATATGATCGTCTTAATGAAGAAGCTAAGATTGAAAATGCTCGTATTACTGCTGAAGCTCGTGCGGCGCAGGCTCAAACGGCTGCGAGAATTGCAGACCTAACAGCAGCGCGTGATAAGGCTACTGATGAACGTGAACGTCAAAAGATTAGTGCTGAAATTAAGAAGGCTGAAAATGATTTAGCAGTTCGTCAAGAAGCTAATAAGATTCGTGAACATGGTGTTAGAGCATTTGAAGGTCGTTCAGGCGTAATGGAACGTGTAGGAATGGATCGTAATAAACGGATCGGTGGAGGTTCTAAACCTCGTGAAGTAGTTATTAGCCCACAGGCTCAAAGGACTGCTGAAATTGACGCCACTCAAGCAGTTCTAAATTCAGGTGAATATGAATCACTTAGACCATTTGTAGATATTAAGAAAGATTATGTTGATATAAAATCAGCTATTGACGGTTGGTTTAGTAATTCAAATGCTGATCCTGAACTACTAAAGAAATTCAAGAATGCGGTAGAACAAGAAAAGAAAAAGAAGCTTAATCTAATTATACAATTAAATAAAGGTGATGATGATATTATTGACCTTGATGATGACGATGAACCATTTTAGGTGAAAAGTAATGCCTAAATATAAAGTCAAGCACAACGGTCAAGTTCAAGAAGTTACGTACGATGGTGCGAATCCTACTAAGGATGAATTACGTGCTATTCTTCAAGGATCTCTTAAGAAACCAACATTCGATTATCCTTCGAGTTCATTACCAAAACCACCAAGCCCAAGTCAATACTATCAAAAGGATTGGCTTGAGAAATTAGATCCTCATGCTCGTGATTTAGAACGTGCTGATCGTAATATGTTTACTGTTGATATGTCTCAGCCTACTAGCAAGGCTGTTGACAGAGCAGCATTAACGACTGACAATGAAGCTGAAAGAAAATGGAAAGCTCAGAAATTAGGATTCTTTAGTGGTGCTAGTGAATCTGCATTGAATATGCTTGGTGCTCCTGAAAACGTTCTAATGGGAGCGCCTAAGTTATTTCGTCAAAGAATGGCCGATTATCCTGGTCATTCTATTAATCCTAAGATGAATGCTGATTTAGTTCCTGTTGGTGCTGAAGAAGCATATAATAGCTCATTTCCTAAACCTGCACTAGCTAGGACTGGCGAGGAGATTGCGTATGAGAATATCATGCGTAATCGTGGTCGTGCTGATAATCCTTGGAATCATGTATTAGCTGATCAGACTGGTGCTGTTGGTAAGAATATTCGTCAAGGTCATATTTCAGGAAGATTTCTTAAAAAGAATACTCCATATGAACCTGATTCATTCGATTCAGGAAAACTTGATGCTGTTGAAGAACCTATTGATTATGTTAAGCAGATGCTTGACTCGCTCAAGTTAGCAGATGAGCAAAAGAAACTTGCTGGATTGTCTCCTGTAAAAAAAACCTCAAGAGGTAGTCGATTATTAACAGATGAGACTGGAATGATCGGTGATATAGAACGAGCTAAAGCTGCTAAAACTGGTCAACCAGTTGTCAAAAAAGGTGATGATTTTGATTATGATGGTAATTGGGACGTAGTAATGCCATCTGGTAATCATCATAAAATATTCAAAGATTCAGGTACTGGAATGTGGATGATTGATTCCCCTGAGCAATTGAAACGAGTCGCTCATGCTGGTAAACCTAAAACATTCGCTAATTCTAAAAAAGAAATGATAGAACAATTGAAAAAACTTGATGGATTATCTCCTGAGGAATGGTAAGTGGCTAATTATAAAGTCAAATATCGTGGCGAAGTTCACGATATTACATGGAATGATAAACGAAAACCTACGAAGGATGAACTTCGTCTAGCTATATCTAATAAGATTCTTGAAAAGGATGCGCCACCGCCATTATCTGATAAGTATGAACTTACTGAACCTTCAGCAATTCCTAGTCCTGATATATTCACACCTAAGAATCGTGCACAACGATTTATTGAAAAATTTGAACCACATGCGTTTGATCCTGTTCGACCAGATAGGAGTATGTTTAGTTTTGATAGTTCTAAGATGTCAGATATCGCTTCACGCGCGCCCAAACCTCTCAGAAAACCATTAGCATTCACAGGCTCTGCAATAGGGGAAATTGGTACTTCATTATTTAGCGATCCTGAATCAGTTCTAATACCTGGATTAGTTAAAGGTTATAAGCGTCCATCAGTTTTACCAGATTTACCTGAACCTGCTGCAACTTCATTAGAACTACCAGATATTCCTAGAGATTTCGCGAATGAACCAGTTCCTCGTGGAAGTTCTACATATGGAATAACACCACGTCCAACTAGCGATCCGATGTTAGCGCATGTTCCTGAACGATTACAACCTCCATCACCAACACAACAATACTTTGAAAATATGCTTCCTTCTACTATGAGGGAACGTATTAAGGGTGCTGCAGAATTAGGTGATGATTTTGTGCCAGCAGCGCCAGATATTCCAACTCGAAGTAGTGAGGTTAGAGGCACCTATTTTAAAGGTCAAGATGCAGTAGCGAATGATATTCAACGTAAAGCGCGAGAAGCTGCTGATAAATCAAATATTCCAGAATTCAAATCTACCATTGATGAAGTCGGAGATGATATTCATAATGTTAGTGATGATCCTGGTAGTTCTCTATCAGCTCGTAATATTGCAGAAGCTAAAAATAAAAGAGATTTGAATTATGCTGCTAAATCTTTATTTGAATCTGGTGATACTGAACTTAAGAAAATGGGTGATGCTGGTAAGAAACTATGGCGTATTATAGCTGATAGAGATCATTTGATTCGCCGTGAATCACAGGCTTTTAGAAAACGATTAGAAGGTAGTGAATTAGAAGATGATGTTAAAATTTACGAAAAAGTAGCTGAAACAATTGATAAGGAACTTGGACCACAAATTGCAGAATTAGTTAAGCAAACTCCCGACCCCGAAAGAACTAAAGTTATCTTAGATAATCATTTTGGACGACAGATACCAGATCCTACTAGGCAATATGTTAAGGCTTTCAATGATAAGGTTAAGGCATTTCAGGCGCTCACCAAACTTCAGACATTCGCTATCAAGAATGTCATAGGTGGGAATATCAATACTTGGCTTCATACTCCTTCCAAAGTATACTTCAAGACATTGAAAGATTCTATCATTAAATCGAAAGCAATGGGCGAATTTGAAGATGCTGCGGGAGCTACGTGGAATATTAATAAGTCTATTGCTGAAGGCATTACTAATGATTGGTCAATGAAATATTATGGTGGTAACTGGTCTGAAAATTTTAATAGAAAGATAGCTGCCTGGACTGGTAGAGGATATGCTCGTCAGCTATTTGATGAATTAAAAACTAATCCTACTGATCAATTTAAACGTGGACGACTGGAAGAATTGCTGTTAGATGATGCTGATAATATTCTTAGTCAAGAAGCCTTAACACCCCGTCAAGAATTAGTAGCTGGAGGACGACATGCAGAGATTACACAAGGCTTAAATATTGGTCGAAGGATGCCAACTCTTTGGAATAATGAGTATGCTCAGTTACCATTAGTTTTCAGGAAATATGCATTTCAACAAACAAAAGAACTTAAGGATGCTATTAAGAATGATTCTACAAAATTAGTGAAGTTATTTGCTTTATCTCAATTGAGCGGCGAAGCATTAGGTGCACTTCGTGCTGGTACAGTAGGTGGAATCAAGGGAGCAATTAAAGGTGATGTTGGTAAAGGTGTTGAAGAAGAATTCACGGGACGAACTGAATATATTGGTCGATATTTAAAGAATATACCTGTTTTTGGTCCACAGATATCAGAGAATGATACAGTTAATCGCATAGTAGGAAATGTAATGGAAGGATGGGGACTTGGACTAGCTGCAGATTTAATGGAAGGTATGGCTGGTGGTCCTATGTCATTCGCTAAGACCCTATTAGGTCCAGCAGTATCACAGATTGCTGATATTGGTGGTGCTGTAGGAACATTCAACGCGCCTCAACTTGGTAGGGAACTATTACGCGCCGCTCCAATTCCATATGTCGGTGGTGCTGGATTACAACGTGGAATACTTCCTACACCATGGCAAAGAAAACAATCTGAAGAAGATGATACTCGCAAATCTCGACAATCTAGAAAAAACAGAAAGGGAAGAAAATGACTGATTCCACGAATGAAGCAATCAAGAAAGCTCAGGAACCTAATCCAAATCCTAAGACTGCGAAACCTGATGCGCCGATCACTACTACTTCCGCAGATAGTATGCCCGCGCGCGAGAAGGATTTGCATCTGAGAACTACTAGTCCTTACGAGAAACAGAAATGGAATGATGCTACTAGCATTCCACAATCACCTATTCGACAAGGCGAGACTAGACGAGAAGCTAATGAATCTGAAGGAGAATATGATACCGGCCTGAATGAGCCGGTACCAGAGGGTGAAGAAACTGCGAATATTGGAAAACTCTAAAATGGAAAACTAATGCCACGCGTGCCTTGTCTCAATTCTCTAAAATCGAGCAGCGCACGCGTGGCCTTATCCTCATCCAATCCTACCTTTGTAGTTAGAAATTTATAAATCAGAGTATCACTAACGGCTGCTTCAATTGCCTCGCCTAACATACGATGAATTTCTTTTGCTTTAGAAATATCCCATTGTGTGAATTCAGTATCCAACTTAAAATTAATCATTCCTTCTTTCGTTCGATTTGAAAGAATAGTACTAATTTCAAGATGTTTTAATTTTTCAGTCATTTATCATTTCCTCGCAAATTCTGAATCAAACCACGCCAAAACTTCTGATCTTCGATAAACCAATCCCACATAATCTTCTTTTGTTCTGGTGTTTGTCCTTCCATTTGCTTGTTTATCATTCTTATAATTTCAGTTATTAGATTGATGATTGCTGTTATTGGGTCCATCTTACATCTCCTTTAATTTTTCCTGAAGTAACTGAATAACTTGTTCAGTTGCATTCTTATCAAGAAATAATGTATGCTTTATTCTTGCTCCATATCTACATTTGATTATTAATACAGGTAAACCATTTTCATTTGGGTCAACTTCGATTTCTACATTATCTCCCATTAAAATAGGAATCATTTCTTCCTCCTACCATCAAAGAAATTCTTTAATTCAATTGCAGTCTTTTCATTCATCACGTATACTATGGTCCCACCATGATTCTCCATCGTGATATGATGACTATTAATTAAACTTTGAATTACTTCTTGACCATTCGTTGCGTTCAAATATAACCAATATTTCTTAAACAATACCTGATGACTAATCATATAGTTGTCACGATTCATCAACTCCTTCAATACTATTACTTTCAAATCAGTAATATCTTCCTTCTTATCCTTTCCAACTGTTGCTTGTCTTACACTACCTATCAATTTCTCACATCGTTCTATTGTTTCAATCATTACATCTTCAGTAATTTCCAACACTGGTTCATTTGCTAATTGAACTAGCATGGCTACCTTTAATACGCTGTCGCCAAATCTCTGAATAGTTCCTGTCTCGTCTTTGTAATCTTGTTTCTTTAGATTAGTGTAGAAATCTTTATACCATTCATCATAGTATTTGCCCGCGCGCGTGCCATGCAATGATGCGAATGGACCTTGTAGAACTGATAGTTTCTTCAGATACTCAACTAACTTATCTTCGTCCGGAACGCGCTGAAGTTTACCTATAAGTGAGTTCATTAGTGCTGCTTCTTTTTCAGCAATAACAAACATCCTACCTATGAATCCTCCATGAACATCTTTCTTCTGAATAAAATCATCGAAGTGCGCGGCATTGGTTGCTACTAACAATGTGATAGTTGGGTCTTTAAGGGTGAAATTCTCCATTTTTAATAGAGACTTCCATTCGCCTTCATTCCAATTTCTATCATATAAATCTGTTAGGATTGTCATCGCTGCTTTATCTTCTACGATACTACTAGAAAATTCAGAAGCAACAATGAAGGCTACGGATTTTTTCATTATCTGTCCACCAGGTAATGAATATCCTTCGCCTAATTCCTTTAACATTCCCTGAATACTGCTTCTTCCCGATATTATTCTGGTATTGTTTACGCGCTTGACTAGGCGTTTTGCTAAATTGACTGGCGGTCCTTTCTTCAAACCTGAGTCAGCATGTAGCATCACGTAGATATTAGGATACAGTTTATAAAGACAATTATCGCTATCAATCTGTTCGCCGCGTTTCAACCATACATTGTCTTTAATTACTGCTGATATTGTTGCTAGTCCACTCCAATACCAAAAACTAACCGGAGATTCAACTTCCGCCGTGCTCTCTAGAAGTTCTGTTAGAAAGTTCATTGTTATCGTCTAGGAACTGGTTAGCTCTCTTAATCATAACTCTAACTAGTGGATAGAACTCATTGCTAATATATTCCCTCTCTAGCATCTGAATTAACTGTATTAGTTCACTATAATTAATAGTGAATAATCTATCATCTACAATATCTAACTTAGGGAGTTCGTTCGGCATATATTCTTTCAACTATAGCTTCCTGTTTATCACTAATGAATCTTTTTTGAGACCATTGGTCATAGATAGAATCCATGAAATCTTCTTCCCACTTCGTGAGATTTACTCCATCATTTCTTATAGTATCTAACCAGTGTTCGATTGTTTCAGGATCTTTTGTCATTTCTTATTGTCCTCATACAATTAATTATCATTTGATCATACATCTTATTAATTCGTCGGCGGCGCTTGGCCTTGTATCTTCTGCGTTTGTTCATAATTAACCACCATACAAATACCAAATTGACAATGTCACACCAATCATTGCAAGGATTGTAATCCAGAAATCTTCTTTAGCTGTCATTGGAATGTATCTGCTTCTAAAATAATTGTACAATTTTTAGTTCCCATTTGGTCTATACTAACTTGAATCAATGGATAGTTTTTTCCTTGATCTTCTTCAGGAATTCCTTTCGGAATATAAATTGTTACAAAAGAATCTCTAAACTCTTCAGGAATTTGTTTAAGTAAATCATTGATTGTCATAATATTTTCCTAGAAAGGAATATCATCATCCTTCCATTGCGCATGTCGCTTCCATTTATCAATTTGTTTTTGCTGGATTGTAGCAACTACTATTGGCAACTGTGCTAATACTTCTAATAATGTATCACCTTCAATCTTATCAGCACTTGCTAATTCGAATTCGCCTGGCTTAGTCTTGACTAACAATGTTAGTTCGTATTTTTTCTGGCCCATTTTTCTTTTTCATTATCTAATTGTCTGAGTCTATCAAGCCATGCTTTAGCATCTTTAAATTGCATTCGTTGACCACCATCATGCATGTTGATTAATTCTGCATAATGTGATTGTAACTTAACAGATTCTTCGAGTGCATGCCATATTTCATCATATCCATAATTAGCCATATTATTCCTGTTTCAAATCCAACACATTGATAATCTGTTCAAGAATTAAAGATGCTAATCTTGCTGCTTCTTCAGCAGTTGTATTAGTATACTTTTTCTTTAAAACTTGAATAATTCTAATCTGACATTCTGAATATTCTTTAAATGTCATGCCGCCACATCCTTAAATTTACTGAGGTTACAATAGTCAGAACCAATCTCAACATCACACGGAATCGTCAGAATACCTCGCTTAATGCTGCATGTACTAAAATCAATAGGTCGTTCCATTTCTTCTTTCAGAATTGCTTTAGCTTCAAATCTTCTAACGAATGGAACCATTACAAGCAATGCGTCATGCGCTTCAACGATAATCTTGATCCATGCTGCGCGCGCCTTAATTCTGAGTGCTGCGGCTTTAGTATTATCCGACACAGTCCTTTGGGGAATATAGGAAAACGCCTGACGGAATAATTCATCTGACCAACGTTCAAAAAACATTCTACGACCACCAACCGGACTATCAATTCCATATGGTGCTGGCGCAATCAAAGTTCGATTGGCCTCCAATTGTTTAATGATTGACGCATGAAATATTTTCTGAATACTAGGCTGCTTCGCATGAAAAGTTTCTAATGCTTTTTTCGCAGCGCCTTCGCTGATTGTTATTGGGATATGATACTTGCGCGCTTGCGTATTAACTTCAGTTGCAGCGCGTCTAGCTTTCGCGCCCAAATGTCCAGCATGTCGCAAAGTTTTTCCAAGAAAACGATTTGGATGTTCATAACCAAGAACTTTTTTCGACCAATCATTTTCTGTACCGCCGACGAACCATGATGCTGTGAGCGCATGATAATCTCTCTTATCAATATCTTCTAATGCTTGCATATCATTAGCAAGCATAAACACTACACGCGCTTCCGCTTGTGCGCTATCAGCTTGTAGAAATATACAACCTTCATCGGGCACAAACATCTCGCGAACATCATTACCAATATCACCATGCTTGGTAATGGTCTGAAATGCCATACCTAATTCTTTTTTCTTTTTACTTTCTTTACCGATAAATTCGAGTTCCGGGACTTCAATTCTAGGTCTAACAGGAGGTTCCTGTAATCCAGTAGCAGTTCTCCCAGTTTCAAGACATAGGTAATAAGTTGTGCGCATTCGTCCATCGAAGTCTTGAGGTGCGAGTAAGTACGTTCCGATTGTTTTCTTAACTCTACGCTGATCCAATATATTTGTGATGGAATCTCTTTGGATATCACGTTTCGCTGCTGTATTAAGGAGTTGTGTGAGCGCTTCTTCATTTGTTCCTGTCCTAGTTGGTAATGCTAATTTGTCATACAACAGTTTAGATACTTGCTGCCAGGAATTCGCATTTATATCTTCGCCTACTAACTTATACAATTCATATCTTAATCTTTCATGCCACTTAACATATTTCTTGAGAAGTTCAATACGCTTTTCTTCATCAATCCTGAATCCAGTGTTCTCAATTTCCATGTACAACTTGTGGAGCTTCATGATAAAATTGTAGTAGAACTTCCACTGACCTATCTCATGGAGTTCTGCTTCCTGTTTATCATCAATCTCCCAAGTTACCATCGCATCGATTCCATTATAGTTCAATAGACGACTGATAGGATGCTTTGTATAATCGAATTCAGAGCCTTCATCCTTATAGTATGGTTGGTCTGTATATACTGATGTAAGAAATGCTAACTTTTTAGGCAGTTCGGGCGCTATCGCGAACGCTTTCAACAATGTATCACTATATAAGCTATCTAATCCTAGTCCTAGCTTCGTTAACTTATCCTCGTCATACTTAAAATTCTGACCTATCTTCTTAACCTTTGGATTCCTATTCAATTTGGCTAAGGTAATCCAACATTGAACTAAATCATTTGTTGGAATTTCACTAATAGTTAGTAATGGAGTACGATTCCATAATGGAATTGACATTGCCTCGCGCGCGTTAAATGCCAAAGCATTACATACTGGAATACAATGTAATGCTTCTATGTCCTCTGCTACTCTGGGATCTGGATTGTTACTGAGGTGATCTCCGATAAATTGTTGTAAATGCGCACTATTCTTGCAGATGTGAACAAGTCTAGAACTTCTTCGGACTTCAGGGAAATTAGACTGTGCTTTAGCTCGTTTAAGATCAAAGATAACAACTTGTCGTTTCCAATATCCCTTGGAATCTTCCTCTTGATATAGAAGATGCATGGGATGATATGTTGGAATCGTTTTCCAGCCCCATGCGAGTAGAATACTACCTCGATAATTCTCAATTTTAGAACTCCCTGTTAATGCCCATAATGCCGTGCCGCCTAATGCAACTATGACATTAGGTTTAATCTGTTGAAGTTCTATTCGCAACTCTTCGAGTTGCTCATTTAGATTTACACCTGCTTCACTTGCTCTAACTGAAAATAACTTCTTTTTACCTTTGCGCGCTTGAGGCGCGATCATATACTTGCTGACATTACTTATCCAACATTCACCTCTTGATATTCCTGCATCTTTTAATAGTCTATCAAGTTCTCTACCAGCAGTTCCTACGAATGGTGCGAGCGCCGCTTCCTCCTCATATGACGGCGCTTCACCAAGCAATACTATCTTCGCGTTCGGATTACCGCGTGCTGGCACGTATATGTTCATTTTAGTTTCGCTACTGGAGGTCCTACTTCTATTTTATTGACCTCATTTGATTTACCACAAAATGGACAATCCATAGCTACTTGAACATTATCATATTTCTTTTGTAGTTCTGTTAGAATCTTAATAGCTTCTGATATAGTCATACAAAATCACAATTCTCAGCCCTCGGACCTTTAGGACTGTCAACAGTATTAAACTTAACTTTCGTCACACTGCTAGCACTTACCCGTCCTGATAGTTCGTCCCAATTACCAACGAAGTTATTACGATGAAGGAAGTACTGCTTATTATCCTCACCAGTAATAAATGCATATGGCTGTTCTCTACCATCTTTCAGGACCATCTTGCTGATATAACCGTTCATCTTTTTCTCCTTGTAAGTTTAACAGCTTCGCTGCGATTTCTGAATTCTATTCCATTTCTTAGGGCTTCTGCGATTCTGAGATTCTCACTAACTAATGCAGGACTAACTTCTAAACTTCTTGCAGTATTATAGATAGTCCATTTCCGACCATGTTTGATTATCATTAAACTATGGAAGGAATCTAGTATCAATACCTTCTTGAACCATGATTTCTCGTCATCGTATTTCTCTTTGTATGTTTTCATTATCAACTAAATGAAAAATGGGCGCTGCGCACTTATCGTTGCTCATTGAGCTGAAAGATGCGCAGCACCCTGACTCACACGATATTCATCTCGCCACTTATTGGCCACATGGTACGTTCACATGACATACTATCTACTACAGCGCGAAGCATGTAGCCTATCACGATAGTACTCAGTAATTTATGGTTAGAATTATCATGTGAGTCATCTCGTTCTATCTCTGTGTCTTATCTGAAATTTCATCAGATTCGGAATCAGGATCGTAATCATCATCTGATTCTTCATCGTCCGATTCTTCCTCGGAATCAATGCTATCATCTTCCAGAATTTCCTCGTCAGTCTTTTCTTGTTCAGTCATTATAATTCTCCTTATTTGATTCTACTTCTCTAACATCATCTTCTAATTCTTGAGTAAAGCCACCAAAATCATCTCGAAATTTAGCAAGTTTTTTACCTGCTGTCAGAATACCTTCATTATCAAAGATATCTTCAAGCGTACTATAAAACTCATTTAGCTTTTCTAAGATATCTTTTTTATCCATACCACTTCCTTTCTATTACTGAATGATGGCGGTTTTAAGGTTCCGCCAACCCTTCATCATATCTCAGCGGTAGCAATACTTCACTACATAAGATATAATAAGAAAATTATGCTGGTGAGTGGTTAGAAATTCCATCCTTATACCCTAACCCACTCCTTACCGGATGTCATGACCAGCATAAAAACTAAACAGTTTCAGCCTTCATCTGGCGATACTTGTGATTAACACGGTTGATAGTACGACCTTCCCATTCCGCGTTCTCCACGAATACTACCAGTTCCTTACCAGCGGCGCCGCCCAAATCATATCGCTTTCCAGGCTGCACATCTACGCCCATAGCTTTCAGGAATCCCACAGAGAATCCCATAGCTTTCGAATTGAAGTTCCAACTAACAGGAACTCCTGCATATTCCTCGCTACCAGTATCATCGTTCTTTACGATGGTTCCCTCTACAGGAAAGTTCACGCTACCACCATCTTTCGACGGTGCTTCTCCAATTGACTCAATACGCATAACGTACCAAGCCGGTTCTACAACCTTACCACGAAGTAGGTCACGTTCTGAGAATTCAATCATAGGCATTGTACTATACTCCTTCAAATCCACTACGTTGTTGTGAGTTGTCGTTGGCTGGTGTTGGCTGTTGTTGTTTTGTCATGTTTTCATGTGCTTTAGTCTCCTCTTGTTGTTTTTTGATAGCCGGTAAAACGTATCTGTCATACAAGCTATCGTCAGCAATCTGAATCTTGGCTGGTAATGGTAAACTCGAACGAGCGAAGTCATCACCAGAATGCTGAGTGTATAAGCAATACTTACCATCAGCACCTACTTCAAATCCACCATCAATATAGAAGTAGTATATCTCACCACATACTGATGGAATTTTCTTGGCAAGTTTCTTCACACCAGTCACAATACTTCGTGACATATGTGATTTATTGTCTGGAGATTTATACTCAGTCTGAATGACATGAGCGATAAGAATGATATTCACCTTATGGTATAGATGAATATCTTTTGTGAGTTTCAAGAATTTCTGGAAGGCTGATGTTTCTGCGTTAAAATCTTCTATGGTATTGACTGCGATTCCACCTATTCTCTTGCCTGCTTCAGCGCCGCTTGCTGTTGTTGTACCATACTTCACATTTAAAGTTTGGTCATTAACTGAATCGCCCATGCTCGTTATGGTATCTAAGACTATAGTTCTAAAAGGACAGTTCAACTGTAACTGCTTTAACTTTGCTTCGGCTTTATTCCAATCTGTATATGAATCAAATTGAACATCCTTATTAGAAATTTTCCATTTGTTCATTGGAATGCGGAGCGCCCCCATCTTCTTATCATAATCAAAGAAGTATATGGGCTTAGGAAAACTGAGCGCAGCAGTTGATTTTCTAGTTCCTGGCTCGCCCATAAATAGGCAATATAAGTAATCGTTATTAACCGCGCTCATGTCGCTCATTACTTCTCATCTCCTACTTTAGTTTGTAAAGTAATATCACTTATTCTGCTACTAATTTCATAGTCACCATCTATTTCATTGATGATAGTAACTCCATCTAAATCATCTTCCATCTTAACTCTTGCTTCATATTCGCTTTCAGCAAATACTTGAACTTCTTCAGTAACTTCATATCTTCTAATTGCCTTATATAACTTAGGCATTTTATTCGTCCTCTGCTGCTGGTTGAATTAAATGACTTTCAAGTAATACTTGCCTGATTATTTCTTTAATTTTATCATCAAGTTTCTCTTCCAATGTATATTCTATATGACCAATTCTTTCTCGCAATGCTGATATTTCTGCTTTTAATTGATATTCTGTAGCATCCATATTCATACTCCAATCAAACCTGTAGTCTTATGACCACACTGGCATTCTAGATATATCTTACCTTTAGCAATAACTAGATAATAATGATGCCTATGCACCATTCGTTCCAGTTTTTTCCTCAGAATTAACCAAGAATTCCTTAATAGCATCATGGACATTCTTGTCCTTCTTTACAACACACTTAGCACAATGTGGCTTGGCTAACTCCATAGCAGCTTTATTTAAAACCATAGGTTCGCCACAACGATTACACTCGCATACTTTACCTTCGGCTAGTTCTCGGCGAACATAATGGTCACATCCTGCGAGATTACATTTGAACACAATGTAATTGTTCTTGCCTAGCTTCTTCTTGGTATAACGATGTAAATGGGTATACTTCTTAGACATTCTACTTTCTAGTGCTTGATTTCTTCACTAGCTCCTTGATTTGGTGAAATTAGGTTAATATCGTCCCATGACTCGGCTACGCCTGATACTGCTGTTACTTTAGGAACATCATTCACTTTACATGCTGTAATATACAATAGTAATGGCACGTCTAATCTATCTTGTGGTTGTTCTGCGTTCTTGGCGATTAGTTCTAACAAGACTTCGACTAGTTCTAATTGATTCATTTTTCTAATCTCAAAGTAGTATTCATCAATCTAGGAACGTAATCATAATGACCTACTGGTAAATGAGCAATATGAGCATGATATTGAATTGCAGCCACTGCTAACTTTTCAGTAGACCATACTGATTCAATGATATTAGTTCCTTTGATTATTACTATCCAAACTGTATCGTCAATTAAATTAGTCAATTTCCACATCCCAAGGTTCACCAACAACGAATTGTTCTTTTAGCAATCGATTCCTATCAGATCTATCACCTTCACACACATGCTTATATTCACATCCGAAAAACTTATCACATTGTGTGAAGCGCGGGGGCCAATATCCGCTCTCATGATTATTCACTAACACTTTCGCGTAGTATCCAATTAGTTCTACGAATTCTGCTAATCTATCTTTCGAATATGGTATCATTACTCGAACGAATTGTTCCTCAGGCTTTAATGACTTCTGAAAGCCAATCTTATTAACCATCATCCTATTCTTTTTTAGCAATAGGCATTGTCCCATGAATTGATTGTTGAGTCCTAATGTCTCACCATTTCGACTCATGGTCTTATGATCAACGGATATAACTTCCTGATTCGTGTCCACTATAAGATCGTATTTAACCTTATACAAGACACGAATCTCGTCATCCTCGTATACAACCTCGCCGCGCCCACACTCAACATCTATAATCGTCCAGGCATCATTCTTACGATGTTTCAAATACTTATGACATACTTCAACAGCTTCTAATGCTTCCTCTGTTGGAGTATTTTTCATTTCCTTAATATATTTTGTCGCGGCGACATGTCCCATTGATTCTGCTACGGCACGATTAGAACCATTCTTAATAGCCTTATAATAGGCTTCCATGAATTCATGAACTAATGAACCTTTTTCTAGACTACGCGACTTACCTTTAATAGGCACGAGAGAATGATTGAATCGATAATCAGCCTTCCTATCACAACCTTGTAAGGTTGTAATGATCTGACTATCCATTATGACATTCTTTTTCTTGATTAGGACTTCCATTATTATTTGTTATCCTCAATCAGCTTTAATAAAATTTCTGAGATTGCGCGCAATTCAACAGCGCTCGCTTTAACGAATTTCATTGCATTGCTAAACTCATCATGCTGAACTGAAGCAATCATACCACCATTGAATGATATTAATCTATCTAGGTGTTCGATTAGTATTCTCTTACGTATCCTTACTTCGTTTTCATCCATTGTTATTCCTGAATATCAGTCCTGAATATTTTACAACAAACTATGCAAAAGAACACAAAAGGATGATTAGTTTTCTCTATGAGAGATTCATCGTCATTCTGACAATGCGGACATTTCATTCTCTTTGTCCCTTCACTTCATTACGTTTAATAGCCGCAGGCAAATCATCCAAATCTTTCATAGTTTTCCAAAACTGCTGACAACTCTGTTCTTTACAATCCTCTAGATCGCCTATATGTCTATCACTATAATGCATATTAGTCACGTGATGCAATGTTCCCTGCACTTCTCGGCACATTTTCTTCATCATGAAGTACTGATACTTGGCAATTTCTAAATCAGTCATTAGTTTATCACAGCCTTCCAAATAACCTTTGGTCCTTTTACATACTTAGATTCGATTAGATATCTTTCGCGCCGCTCGGGCGACTCGTTAGACCACGTTACGCCCCATGTCCTAGTTCCATAAGCATTCGTATATTCTACAATCATGTGCGCGCGTGGGTCATCTTCAAAATATCCATCATTCTCAATTAGCTTATCAATTGTATTTTTACTATCTACAGTTGCCATAAATTATGCACTCCTCTTAGTACGTTGCGCGCGCTCGCGCATTCTATCATGGACCAATTCCTGAACCAATTCCATAATCATATCAGTTTCTTTCCAGGCTGGGGCTTCGCCCGTATTCATTGCTTTATGGAATTGGGCGCGCTTGCGTTCTACTATTCTATCAAACTTAGTATCTACGCTATCATCTCCATGCATGTAAACTGCGTCTACTGTCTGACTCATTTGACCAATTCTGATAAATCGACCTTCGGCCTGTTCCTCATTAGCAGGATTCCATTGCCTTTGATGCATTACACATCTAAAACCACTCTGTAAATTCAGACCTTCACCACTACTTTTAGTAGAAGCAATCAATACACATTTCTTAGTAGCGTTAAACTCTGTTTGAATCTCATATCTTTTTTGCGCAGGCATTCCGCCTTCTAGGCGCATTACTTTGAAATCATCGCAGTCTCTTTCATTGCTATCGCGATATTCTTTAATTGCTAACTCGATTGCGGAACCAACATCGATATTCTCAACAAATACTACAATCTTTTCATCAGTAGTATCTTCTAAGAATTCTTTCACATATTCAACAGTTTGAGGCACCTTCGCTAATCCGATGATATGATTCATCTGATTTAGCACTACCATAGTTTGGCCTGCCATGGCAAAACTATTCTCAGTGCCTTCTAATAGTGCTTTATTGAATTTATCTACTAGATTATCGAGTGCGACGTTATAGCTTTCGCGATATTGTTCCGGCACGCGCACGAGTTGCCTAGTTCTATTAATGAGCGGTAGCTCCGGCATTACGATTTTTCTTTCACGACGAATCATGATATCCTTAGTATACTCTTTGAATCTTTGAGGATTAAGGATACCGCCTTCTTTTTCCTTATTACCTTCCCAATATGTATCGACCCAATTCTTCTTGAATGATTCTAGACTATAGAATCTTCGAGGGTCCAACATGTTCAGTGCGACATATAATTCACTACCACGATTCTTCCATGGTGTTCCACTGGTAGGAATTGTAGTCTCCACCATCTTAGCAACAGTTCTAACGCCCTGAGTCCTAGCTGCATCAGGATTCTTAATCTGCTGACACTCGTCTAAAACTAGCGTTTTAATTCCCGCTTCTTTGAACTTCTTTAGGTCGAATTTTCTGAAAATATCGTAGGATGCGATATAGAATTTGCATCCCGGAAGCAATGTGTCCTTAGACGTATGAATAATCATCGGAAGATATTCATAGCCTAGCCAGTCTACAATTTCTTTGGCGTGTTGAAACTTGCTTCCTGATTTAGTAACCCATAGACATGGCAACTTTTCAGGATGATACTTAAAGAATGCTAATGGTTGAATTGTTTTTCCTAAACCCATTTCATCAAACAGTGCTCCACCTCTATTGACGGCAGTCGCATGTTCTAGGAAGCGCGCGCCTTCTACTTGAAATGGATACAACTTTTTAGCTTTGCAATGGAAACACTTTGTATAATTCCATTCGTGTTCACATTCCGGGTCCGCATCGGCTGAAATGAATTTCTCGAATGGTGTCGCGCGAGGAATATCCTTGACGATTAAATGAAAACACTCTAACGTAATAAACTTCCTATCTACTTCGCGCTCATTCTCTCGCTTAATCGCAGGTGTATTACATTTCTTACACATTACGACTTGTTCGATTACTTTCTTCTTCCGACCGCGTCTTACTCCTTGTTGTGCAGTAACAGCAGAACGAATAACAACATCAGTCCATTTATGAGAATTTGCACAGGTGTAATCCTCTAATGTAACAACGCCAGTAAATGATGATTTCTCTTTGGCGACCTTACCACATACTGGACATTCTTCCTGTAGTCTCTTGATATTGTATTTCGGCTTGATTACTTCGTTCTCAATTATCTGTTTCTCGATTACTTTCTCAAATGTTACTTCTACTAGGTCGCCGCTTCGCATCGCTTCTAGAACTTTATCATCAAGCGCAGGTCCGCAGATGTTACCAGTACAACCTAATTCCTGTGCTTTGGCGCGCCATACTTGGTTATGCTGTTGTCTACATCCTACGATAGCATGTGCTACTTCATGCTTGATTGTGTCTAAAACTTCTACGTCTGGATGACTATCGATTGCTAGTCCATTGAGATATATTGTTTTGTCGCTTTCCCTGCATTTTCCTAAAGAGGGCATATTCGTGCTGACTTTAATTCTCCAATCATTTAGTCCATGAGTATCTAATAGCTCTCTCAGGAATTTTGTGGCGTCATCGCGGCGCATGATTAATTCTCCACCGCTTCGATACTAATTGATTCGACTTTATATGATGTTGCACCAAAATCATCTGGACCTTCGGTTAAGAGCACAGGATTATGTTGTTCCAATTCTAATTCAAACATGTCAGCTAATTCTCTCATTTCGCATGAACCATTATGTTCGACTATCATTTCAATTACTAGTTTGTGCTTCATTGTCTGTTTCCTTGTTGTTGTATGTTGTTGTTTGTTATTTGAGAACGATGATTTGTACTTTTCTACTACTTGAATAATCTGGAACTTCTTCTACAATTTCTATGGTATAAAGTCCATTCTCATAATCTTCACTACAAACATCCATCAATTTCTGAGCATCAGTTAGCTTGTTTAATTTTTCGATTAATTCGAATACTTTCATGATAACCTCTGTATAGTATTAAGCACTTGTATCATGCTTCGCTTCGTGATAACTGAATGAATGAAGCGAAGCATGTTATAAATGCTTAATAATCGTAGTCGCAATCATTTTCTCTGTAATCAATCTCTATATCAAATTCAAAAGGATAAACATCTAATCTCTTATCGAATCTGTCAATAAATTTGAAAAGATCAGTTGTGGTATAAACGCTATAATCACTACCAACTAATGAAATGTTACTATCTACTTCAATACAGCCTTCTTCCGAATTAAAACCTAAAGTTCTACAAACTGCTAGTGCAATAGGACAGCATGTAGATTGACCTACAATACCATTTTCAATGTCAGCATATGTGACACTGACATGATACGTCTTAGGCTTAATTCCAAACCAATCACTTTTTGACATCATGATTTATTTCTCCGATTTTTGCTTAATTTCGTATTCTGTTAGTGGTCTTTCTTCACCCTTATAACTAGTGCAATTGCAATGTGCGCAACGTCCATTTGAATAATGTGCCCATTCGACATGACCACATGAGCACATATAATGTACGTTTTCTAACCATTCCATGTGACTATTACATTTATGCATGATAATTCTTTACCGCGTTAGCGGGCACACTCAATGATAGACTCAATACCAACTTCCTGAAGAATTAATTGCTTCCTGATAGCCAACATATGAAATTCATAGCCTTCGGCATAATTCTTATCATTGTATGTCCAACGAACAATCCATCTAACTTTTCGTTCTCTATTCAATATGTCCATGTGTTTCTCAATCTTTTCTAACAAATTCATAATACTACTCACAACCATTATTCCGAGATATCAACATCAAGACGCATCAAATTGAATGATGCCCACCGTCCATTCGTACAATCGAATAGTCCAATATGTTCAATATCCCAATTCTTATTATCGATTAGATGTTTAATCGCGTCGATTGATTCGGAGTAGCGCCCGGTAAACAATGGACGAATCTTTCCCCAATTGCTAGGATTAATCTGGAATACTGTAAACATTATATACTCCTATTTGAACGAAATAAAATCGATAGCGCCATCGATATGCTTGGCATTATCTTTCAGCCAATGAATCAAATCCATAGAATCATGAAAATGAATCACACTATACCATCCAGCATATCGATTAGTGTAATATCCTAAGTGGAACATGATAATCACCTGTTCTAATACTATGACGCAGGATGCGCTTTGCACAATCCCGGCGTTTCCGCGCAACTGCATTGTGCTTTATTTTCCTTAATCAGATTTTGAACCATTTGCTTCGCTTGCTCTAATGGAATGCCTAAACTCTTAGCATATTGCTCGGCAAGTCTCTCGATTGGAGTCTGCTTAACTTGCTTAACTTTGACTGGCGCCTGCTTAGGCTGATACTCGATATCCTTAATCTTAAACTCAGCACGTTCTTCTAATCTGAGTTTGTTAGCAATGGTATTCAAGTATACCGTTTGCGCCCGCTGCTTCGACATAATTTCTACTTGCACGTCGATAGCTTCAAATAGGATAGGCTTGAGTCTTTCATGCTCTGATGCTACCACTTTAGCAAACTCGTAATACCTTTTGTCAGCAGGTATTGATTGATCATTTATGTATTTCTGTTCTAATTCTGTCAATTGGACGGTTTCAGCATTGAAGTAATCGCTTGCTGCGTCGATATGATTTTCCTGAAGTTTATTAGCTAATCTCTCGACTAGATTGGATTCTGATTCCTTAATGCGTGGCAGGATTGGATTATTCGCGCGGACTGAATCATCGCTTGGCGCTTCGTGTTTTTTCTTCAACCCGGCAAGTGATTCGCGCGTGAAACATGACATGCACAATAACATATCATTGAATATCTCGCATATTCCTTTATTCGGGCAAGCCTCGCATTGCGCGTATTGAGTATGGCTAATCTCGTCACGCTTACATTTCAAGCATGAAGTCTTATCGATTGTTCCTGCGATGAATGAATGCATTGTTCTATTCCTTATCAGAATTGTTAGCAATCCATAAACGATAGGCTAATCCAGTTTTCTCATGGTTACGTCCAGTCATTGAAGTGATTAGCTTATCAAAATTTTCACATCTTGAATTATAGCATTTGTAACCTACACGACGACTATAAGATTTGTATCGTCTGCGAATGATGTTTTTAATCACAGGTTTCATAATATTATTACATTTAGAACATTTCTTCATAATAGCTTCTATTGTTTCACGTGGAACATATTGTACTGAGAATAATAGGTCCGGTTCCGGGTCGGTTCCGGGTCGGTTCCGGCCTGCTTCCGGGTTCGGGCAGTTGCCGTAAGTGATTGACTGGATTGGACTTGTCTCGATTTGACCATGGACCTATACCCGACGGGAGTGTATCATAGGTGCCCTGCCGGAGTCAAGTGTCCCCTTTTGAGGACAGTCTGATATTATGTGTAATATTATATTAAAGAAAAAAAATAAAAAAAAAAACATAAGAAAAACCCACCCGACAACCCGGCACCCCATCCCGCCCTATGCTTTGGGATACCGGTAGATACACCTAGTTGGCAAGTCCAAAGCAGTCAACGGTTTCCGGCGAAAACGGAACCGAGAAAAGACCCGGAACGAACCCGGAACGAACCCGGAACGACGGCTAAAATAACTTGGTAGTTTTTGATAAAAACATAATACAAATATAATAAAAACATAACATAATCAATCATTAGGCGACGTACAAAAAAGATATAGAACATTTTCGGCGACGTACAATTCATTTTCTGAGAATCTGATTCAATCTGCTAATTCTATCTGCTCGAATGTGTAGATATGAATAAAGGATGTAAATCCTACATATTGACACGTGTGATAGACTAGTCTCAGTTCAAACATCGTTAACCGGTCAAATGGAGATTACAGAAATGAACGAAATGATTCTCGCTGAGCGTATTCTACGAATGACTCAGGCAGAGCGCAAAACTGTCAATCGTGCAATTAAATCGTTAATGACTGTTGGTTATACGTTTCCTAATGCGATGCTACTCGTATTAGATGGACCACGGTTTCAGCTTCGTTCAGGTGAAGGCAAGCGGTCGAAAGAATTTTGGATGCAGGAAGCAAGATAGGTATTGACAAGCAAAGCCAAACATGAGACAATCGCTTTACTGAGTCGGGAGCAATAACGCAACCGACAAATGACAGAGGAAACGACAATGAAGACTGAGACTTTCAAGGGCAGCGTTTCGAGCGCATACGGCGAGCCTATCGCACTTCAGGATGGACGGAAGGAAGTTTCGTTTGAGGGTAAGTTCGAAGCGTATACCGACGCTGAGGAAATTCGTAAGGCTAACGATTGGCCGTCGGATTCTGATGTTCTGAGCTATGTCAACGCGAAGCGTAAGGCTGCTGCTCGTGCTAAAGCTACCGAGGCTGCACTTGAGGCTGTTGGTATCAGCAAGCCGGACCTTTCTGACCCGACGTATCGTCGTAAGCGTATGATTGCTGATTTCGTGGCAATGGGCGTTCCCCAGGAAGTTGCTACGCAGCAGGTCGACGCAATTCTCGGTGCGGTTCCGAAGCAGTAACACTGGCAGATAGAACGATGGGCTGATATCAACGTGGTATCAGCCCATTTTTGTATTTATCAGTATGAGGTTAACATGCCTGTAATACCTTTCTGGTATTCACTGACTGAGACTGAGCGCCGCGCAATCATGTATTGGGAAGCATACGAGCGTGCTCGCGTGCATGGTTGGCCGAAACGAGATTACTATTTTGATATGTATTGTTGGTATCGTGATAGGCTGGAAACTCTAGAGCATAATGCTGCATTACATGCACAGGGTTATCAGATTTAGTGTAGAATTGTGCATTATACGCTTGACACTGTTTCAGGTGCATGAGACACTAACATCATGATTAATAAAGATGGCTCGTATGGTCCGCGCGCGACACAATCTGAATTGGCCGCGCTGTATGGGCGCGACGTTATGAATATGCTTTCATATTCACATGAAGTGATTGCAGAGCGCTGGCAGTTTCACACTGACCTTGTGTATCAGCAAGCTTGCATTGCTGCACACCATGCGCGCAAGGCATTGCGCCAATCCAAACTGAGGTAATCATGCGCTACCAAATCGCGGTATTCATCGATTCAAGGTGCGCAGTGTTCATGCGCTTCACTGATGCGCGCAGCTTCCACTACGCGCAAGCCTCGCTTCGCCGTCGGTATCGTGGTTGGATTGATACGCGCATTGATGCGCGCAAGGTGAGCTGATGGTTACTATCAGGATTGAATCACGCGGATTGTTCTTTGATGTTTGGTCCGCGCTATTCATTGGTTCTGACGGTAGCAGAATCATTCGTGACTATTCGATTGTCGGTGGTCCTACCTCAAGCCTGCTATAAGCACCTGCCAGCAGCGAGCGCACTACATCACAAGGTGCGCTCGCACCTACCTCGTAACACTTCCGTCTAGCACTACCACCTAGTAAAATCAAACCTCTTGACTTCGCCCGGCAGGGTGTGGTATGCCCCTTTGCGCATGGTCCCATGCAAGTAGGGAGGGGGCAAGGTTCAAATACATATACTCTTAGAAAAATATAAAAGGGTCCCCTATTAAGCATGCTTATAATATTAATTATAAACAATTCTTCAACCGGAAGTTCAGTCTGCTTGGGTCGACCGGAACCGTGGTATAATTCACCTTAGAAAGTTTGGGAGAGGTGTAAATTAATATGCCAATGGGAATAGTATCAGATGAGGTCTTCGACCTCGAAATCAATAATAAAACTAATAATATCAAACCAGCAGTAATAGATAACGTTGTTAGACGGCCGTTCCACGGCAGGAAGCCTAATGACAATAATGTTCCATCTGTTGTAAGAGAAATTGTAGCTGATGATGATTCTTCAACTCAGAAATCATTAGCTAATACTTTTGGAATATCGACTAGTAGCGTAGCCGCTTATCAACATGGTTCTACTTCTACTAGTAGTTACGATCAGCCAGATGATAAACTCAAAGAAGTTGTAACTAGACGACGCGAGAGAATTTCTAGGAAATCAAACAAAGCATTGTTAAGAGTTTTGGGTAAACTCGATTCAGACGAATTTGAGCAAAAGCTAGATGCTTGCAAAGCAACTGAACTATCAGTAGTTGCTGCTAATATTTCAAGAGTAGTCGAGAAAGTTTCTGCGCGTCCGGAATCTCAAAATGTTCAGAACAATATTGTTTTCTATACTCCAACTCCATTGAAGTCTGATACTTTTGAAATTATTGATTTAGGTCGTAAGGTTATTGATAATTCGCCAGGATAAAATAAAATGAGTGAAGGAAATGGGAACGGGAAAATTCGTGGTCGCATCAAGAGTTTGAAAAAGAATTATGGATTCATAGGTGGAGCCGATGGTACTGATTATTTTTTCTATTGGACTTTTCTAGATAAGAAAACAAAGACCATGAATCAATTGTCAGTAGGTACGACAGTTGAATTTAAGCCTGAAAAGTTCGAAGATAAACTTCGTGCTAGAGATATCATTGCTATCGATTAATTATTCTTATGAGATATAAATACTTCACAATATCAATGCACATCTTACTTCAATTCTTTTCAGAAAACGAGCACCATTATCGAGCGCATGGACTACCTCAAGACGCTCGATATATTAGATCAGATGTAGATTATCTTGGATATTGTAGAATTTTAGTAGAACATCCATCGTTTCCAGAATTGAAAGATGGCGAAGAAATTCCTCAGATTAATTTAACTTTTGAGAAAATATAATGGCAAATGTAGACGTAATCATTAAAGCTAAACAAGATCTAGAAGCTATTGGTCAACAGTGGAATACTCCATGTGATGCTTATCGTATAACCAACCTCGCCGCTCAACGCGCCGGATGGAAGTTAATTCAAAAGACTTCAGGCGATAATTGTCAAGGTAGGAAAGTAGATGGATTAATCGTAGAAGGTATGGCGATTGATTGTCTCAAGAGCGCAGGCCCTCCCGTAAATGCTAATGAACCTACATGGCAAGTATTAGGACCACAGAATGCATTGATCGCGCTCGATCCTATGCACGATCCTATTGATGATAATCCTAATCCTCCAGATCCTGATAATGGTAATGGTGATAATGATCTTGACATGAAGTATATTCATGATCAATTCATGCTAGTTCATCAGAAGTTAGATCATCTTGTAGGTCAGAACGAACAGATTCTTAATGGATTAGTTCAATCCAATTCACAATTGAATGATAGATTGACTCAAATCGTAAATGATCTTGAGGAATCTCTCAAGAAACTCATTCCAATTCTTAGCACGCTATGCAAATTTAATCCGGCAGTAGGTCAAAATAAAACAGATGCTGAAGTATACAGGAATAAGTAATCATATGAAGGTATCAATGATTATTAGTCAGTGATTTCTGTAACAAGTCCATTAGAAGCGGAAGTTAAGAAATGGATTCCGAATCCTAAACAAGAGAGATTTATCTCTCTGCCTTTTGATATATTTGAAGGATTCTTTGGTGGAGAAAAAGGTCCAGGTAAATCTGAAATTCTCGTTCTCCTCCCAATACTTTACGGATTCCATAACAATCCCAATTATCGTGGATTGTACATGCGAAGAACGTATGCGGATATTGAAAGAGAGATTCTTGACAGACAAAGGAAATATTATCCAAGTACAGGTGCAGTACTTAATGAACAAAAAAGAAGATGGAAGTGGGATAACGGTGCAATCGATCGGTTGGGGCACGCTGAGAAGGAACAAGGCGTAAGAGAATATGATACAGATGAATATCACTGCTTACGATGGGACGAACTTACCCATTTCTTACCATTTCAATATCAATATCTCTCATTCACACGAGTTCGCTCAAGCGATCCGTTCCTTCCTGCAATCGTGCGAAGCGCAGGAAATCCGGGAAATATCGGTCACCAGTTTGTATTCAATCGATTTATCAAACCCGCACTTGGAGGTTATAAACGAATTAGAGAGTGGGTTCAGAACCCTAAAACTAAAGAATGGAAACAGCTAGATAGAATATTCATTCCTGCCGAACTAACCGATAATCCTCATATCGACCAGTCCTATATTCTAAAAATTCAACTACTTCCAGAAGCTGATCGCCGAGCAGCAATGGGAGATTGGAATGCTTTTTCAGGACAAGTATTTTCTGAATGGCGACTAGCACCATATTACGATGAACCATCTAATGCAAGACATGTTATTAATGCTTTTCCAATACCGTCATGGTGGCCCAAAGTAATAGCAATAGATTGGGGTTGGGATGCTAATACGTGTATTGGTTGGGGCGCCATCGCGCCTAATGGCCGTGTCTATGTATATAAGGTTTATAATGAACGAAATAAATATATCCGAGAGTGGGTTAGAGATCTCATTAACTATACCGGAACCGACTGGCCCTCAGTTAGAAAAATTAAAATCTGTCACTCAGCAGTACAACAACGGGGGGAAGATGAAAGTATTTATCAGCAAGTAGCTAGGGCTCTTAAAGCTGAAGATATAGATATTCAACTAGAGCTAGGAAAGAAAGATCGTATTGGTGGTAAGCTATTACTTCATGAATTTTTGCGTTGGAAAACGATTCCTGAAAAGATTCTAAGAGAAAGTTATAATCCAGAATACGCTGAGCAATTATATAAGTGGGAACCTGAGAAGTATGAAGAATATGAAAGATTCTTCAAGCCTGAAGATGAAACAAATTTGCCGAAGTTTCAGTGCTTCGAAGAAACTTGCCAGCCATTAATAGATGTTATTCCTAATTGTATATACGATCAAAAAGAAGGACAGAATACTGAGGATGTAAAAGAGTTTAAAGGTGATGATCCATACGATATGATTCGAATTCTACTCGAATCAGTCAAAGAATATGTTAGTGAGAGTAAAAATGAATATGAACAGAGAAGTAAAATCGATGCCGTTGTTAATCAGCTCGTATCGAGCGGCGATCAAACAGAATATTATCGTAGCATGGAAATCGTTGAGGCATCAATACCTTTCATTCAGCCAGTACGTAGGAAATCTTTTAGAAGGCGCTGACCTAGTTAGTAAAAGTCATCACGAAGAAATCGTTCGCAATTATAGAGAACAAATAATGCGTCTGGAGTTTCAGTTAGAAGATAGAATTCAAGAAATTAATTGGTGGAAGAATCTAGTTCATCCTAATCGTGTACCACAATCACAAGAATTTAGACCAGTTCATTCTAGAGTTTCATTAGGCCGGGCGCGCATTCAAGCTGAACGAGCTTCAATCAAAAAAGACAAATGAATACTTTAGATTATATCGATCAGATTAACGAATTACTTCTGAAGATTCGCGAGGAATACACTTCAGAACATCCTAGTACACCTGTCGATCCTCCAGTCAATACAATAACAGTCAAGACTAATGAAGAACTACAGAACGCAGTAGACAATCTAACAGACAAGATTATTAAAGTTAAGCCGGGCTATTATGATTCATTGATTCTAAGGAATGGAATTAAGAATCTTACATTGATTACAGATGCAACACTAGGATCGGGACAAGTCGAGAATGAATGGGCCGATGCTCTAGTTAAAATTAAATCATTTAAGATTGAGAATCGTGCAGAACAATATCTGCTAATCGGATTCAATTTCCAGAATGATCTAGTTCCTGCTAGTGGAACAATTGTATCAATAGGAAGTGATAAAGCTACAGATCCATCAGAAGTTCCTAATAAAATCTCATTCGATCAATGTATCTGCAATGGAAATCGAGATAAGGGTACCAGACGTGGATACATGCTCAATTGTCGTGAAGTTAGTATCACAAATAGTTTGGCCGAGGGTTTTTACTACACTGACGATTCACAAGCAGTATGCGGATGGAACGGTCCTGGACCATTCATCTTATACAATAACAAGTTCAGTGCCTCTGGCGAGACTGTAATGTTCGGTGGCTCCGATACTATGTCAGAAGCCATGATTCCTCGTAGTCTCCGAATGAGTTCTAATCTTCTTACTAAAGAAGAATCATGGCGAGGTAATCCAGCGGCTAAAGTTAAGAATGTATTTGAACTCAAATGTATGATTGGGTTTGTAGTTGAATATAATATATTCGAGAATTCCTGGAAGGATGGTCAGACTGGATATATCTTCGTGATAACTCCGCGCAACCAAAATGGTAGAAGTCCATTCACACAGGTTGCTAATGGTATCATTCGACAGAACGTGTTGAGGAATGGCGCTGCCGGTTTTAATATCCTTGGTGAGGATAATCTTCAAGTAAGTCAAAGAACTGATAACATTCTGATTGAAGAAAATTTAATGTATGATACCGGGAAGATATTCGATCCCAACGGCGCAGGAATCTTGATGAAGATTGAACGGGCGCCGAGCAATATCACTACTCGTCGCAACACATTCCTAAGCAATAAAATCAATTCGTTCCTTGATCTCGATAAAGGTAAGTGTGACAATCTAGTATTCAATAACAATGTAGTCAGCGAAGGATCTTATGGACTACATACTATTGTTGCTAATGGTTTGCCAGGTTTTACTGCATATACCAATGGTGGTTCGTTCGCTGATAATCTTATTGTCCCAGTATTGGCACCGCGCAAGATTGAATATGGTGTAAGCAATAGAAAGTCTCCAAACGAGATAGTAGACTTCAAGTCGCCTGAAGCTGATAAGGGTTGTGATATTGATCTCTTAAGAACAAAGGTGACTTTCTAATGCCCTGGCAAGAAGTAATGTCGAAGTTCAAATCAGGAAATTTGAAAAGCGGTAGCGGTGAGAAAGTAAAGAATAGGAAGCAAGCAATAGCAATCATGATAAGTGAAAAGAAAAAGAAACTTCATGGACTTAGTCCTAATAAGAAATGAAAAATCATGACGGCACAGGACGTCGTAATAGTAGTTGGTGTTGTTACTACTTCGGTTGTAACTATCGTTAATGCAATTGGATTACACTGGGGTAAGAAAGATACCAGGCGTAGACTTAATCGAGTTAATCAACGATTAATGAAAGCGGAAGATAGTAGATTCAGAGTCGCGCGTGCTATCACGGGTCAGCTTGACGAAGCAAAGTCTAAGCTAGAAATAGTAGAACAGAATACAAACGGAAATATAACTAAGCTAATGGAACGAGTTGCACAAATCGAATCTGGCATGACTAAGGCATTAGCCGAGAAACATCCTGATAATAAAGATAAGATGATGGTTGATGCTATTAATGGTAAGCCATCATGATTGATAAGTTTACTGAAGAAGAACAAGCAGCTATCGTATCAGTATTGAAAGATATTGAAGGTGAGGAGAAAACTCATCGTGAAGCGCAGGTTCGTTTCTGGAAAGGTTTGGAATTATATTGGAAGCATATTCAGGATATATTTTGGGATCAATCGGTCAAGGACTATCGTCATATTAATGATCAAGGTCAGGAAGAAACGATTGATACTTATTACGTTGATAAGATCGTTAACATCTATCGTGCTCATGGGGAATCAATTATTGCAGCGGCGTCACAAGACGTACCTCAATGTGTATTTTCGCCAGAGGACGCTGACAATGAAGATGACGTAAATACTGCAAAAAATTGGACCCTTGCTAGTGAGTTAATCAATAAGCACAATCATGCGGATATCCTTACGATTCGTGCACTATATCTATTTTATAATTCTGGTGTTGTGGCTGCTTACGTCTATCCTAAGCCTCATGAGCGTAATGGATTCTACGAAGTCCCAGAATACGGTCGTGG